AAAATACAACAAGAGAAATTAGAGAAAAGAATTCAAGATGAGAAAGAACAAAAAAGGTTGAAACAACAATCTACTATGGAACATCTTGAAGATTTAGTTAAACCTTTTACTAAATATTTAGATAAAAAAAGAAATATCGAAGGTTTTTCCGGTGCAAGAAAAGTTACTAGTATTAGAAAGTTTTTAGAAGAAATAGAAGAACAAGTTGAAGAAGAAGAAGAAGAAGAAGAAGAAGAAGAAGATTATATTATCAATGCTTTTAGAAATGCTAAGAATATATATGATGATATTTCTACATTAGAAAAAGAAGAAATTTATGTAACTTTAATAGGTATTCTTAAAAAACAAGATGAAAGAATAAAAGAATTAGAAAAGAACATGGGTTAGACGTAAGATGGATTTTAAAAAACAAAAACTACAAGAACTTAAAAGTATCCAACAAGAACTGTCTAATCAGTTGGAACTTATTAAACAAGATATTCAACAATTAGAAAAAGAGGTAGATGAAAGAAATTGCCCTATAATGAGTAGAATAAATGAGCATGTTCAAAATAGTACAATAGAATTAAAGAAACCAGATATAAAAAGAGTGAAACGGTATTAGACGTAAGATGGAATTACCAGAAGACCTAGAAAGGCACATTAGAACATTCTTGTATAAATCTAATACAAGAACTCAGAAAAAATGTAAAGCTTATTCTTTGAAAGGAAAAAAATGTTGTTCAGGAATACATAAAGAAGGTTTGTGTTTTAATCATTATACATTAATACACAAACTTTCTAAAGGAAGTTTTCAAAGACTAGCTATTGAATATTTAATAAGAGATTATAAAGGAAAGAATAGAAGAAAAATTACTAAGAATGGAATACAAATTTGTAAAAAAGTTTATGAAAAACCTTTGTTTATGCATTCTCATTGTGCTACTTGTAGATGTGACTATTGTTATATATACAAATTTAAACATTTTAATAAATATGAAGGTGTATTAACTTTCATGAAATTTTTATATTTTGCCGAAAAAGAATCGGTAGGTTCTAATACAGCAATCAAATTATTTAACAAACATAGGAAAAAAATAGACAGGTGTCATAAAGGTTGTAGATATTTTGAGGGTGCAGATGAAAATATGAAAGAAGAAAGGAGATGGGTTTACAAATTTACAATACCTCCAGGTTCATAATGACCACCTGTATACAATAAAGTTAATTCTTCTGATGGATTTCTACCGCAATCAAATTTGGAAACTATTCTTCCATTGTAAGAAACTTTAATGATGACATTATAGTACTTGCTAGCTATTGCTATTTCGGGAGCTCCACCCCATTGCCCAGGATTTCTCATTCTTTGTACATATCCTGCTGGACTTAAATTATTATTTTCATCTAGATTACAATACTCTAACCAAACTTTTAATTTTTCATCTCCAATGTTATATTCAAAATGTTCAAGTAATCTATCGCAGATATAATTTCTAAATTTCTCAACATCTATAGGTCCAATTTTATAACGAAGTAAAATAGAAAGACTTCTAAAGAGACAGCTCATTGATAATATACAAGATATAAAAAATGAAGTTTATTAGACGTAAAATGATGTCTAATATGGAAAACGCTATATATTTTTTCGACCTAGAAACAACTGGTCTATTGAAACACAATGGTAGAATTATTGAAATTGCATGTTGTAAAATGGTTTACGAACCAAATGGGAAATTCTATTCTTCCGGAACATTCGAAGAATTTGTTAATCCTGAAATTCCTATCCCTCCAGAAAGTACAAAAATTCATGGAATTACTGATTACAGAATAAAGGATAAACAAAAAATTGGAATAATGTTACAAAAATTTGTGGAATATTGTCCTGAAGGTTCAGTCCTGATTGCTCACAATGGAGATAATTTTGATAAAATAGTTCTTGAAAGAGAATTTAAAAGAGCAGGTATGGAAATGCCAGAGTACAGATTTGCTGATACTCATAAAATGGCAAGAATAATTTTACCATATTCCCCTAGTTACAGTTTACAATATCTTAAACAATGGTTTGAAATTACAGTTACAGGTCCTGCACATAGAGCATTACCTGATGTATTAGTAATGATAGATGTTTATCATAAACTTAGACAAAATAGGTCAAATAATATGATGATAGGTATGAGTGAACAATATGAAATCAAAACTATGCCTTTTGGTAAACATAAAGGGGTTAAATTAAAAAATTTAGAAAAAGATTATATTCACTGGATGTTATACAAATCAGATATATTTAAAGGAGGAGAAAACCCAGATTTAAAAGAAGTATTATTAAAAACTCTTAAAAAAAAAGTAAGAGATAATGGTAAAAAAAGAAAAAGGTCTAATTCCCTATAATTTTAATAGGACGTAATAGTAATGGAGAATAAAGAGACAAACACCGACCCTATCCCTTCTAACGAAGGAGATTATTTAAAACTCGCAAATGAATTAAAAAGTCAATTTGATGAAGAGAAAGCAAAATGGGAAGCAAAATTCATAGTTTTAGAAAAACAAAATAAAGAAATGAGAAATTTTATTAAAAAGATTAATAATGTAACTGATGAAATTGTTAAATCTAATAATAAAAGAATATTTGAAGAAATAGATAACCATTCTGAAGGTTCTTCAGAACCTCCAAGAAGAAGAAGAAGAAGAAGAAGAGGTGTCTCAATTAGTAGAAGAGATGGTCGAACAATGACAGAAGGAGAAAGACAATTTCTTAGGTTTATGATTGAAAGTATAGAACAACAAACCACTCCAACAGAACCGGTACAAGATTCGACTAATTAATAGGATAGGACGTAAAATGGACGAAGAATATTTATTAGATATATCAATATTATTAGCTTTTGTAATATCTTTAGTTGCATGTATAGTAAATTCATTTTTGAGAGAAAAAAAGATATACTGTTACAAAGATAAAAATGTAGATTATATTGAAGTCTAATTAAGTAGACGTAAAAATGAGAGACCAAGACTTAGCTAATGTTATTGTATTTGCATTTTTCGTAACGGGATTTGTAGTTACAATATTTTACTTTTATATTAAACAAGAAAGAATGTTATGTTTTCGAAATAAAGAAGAAGATAATGATGGAAGAATAGAATATTCATTGTTGTAAATGTAAAGAGACGTAAAATGGCTGATTATTTAATAAGAAAACAAACGGGTTATATGACTTGTTGTCCTGATGAAGAAAATACAGTTGGATATTACAAATTTAAAGACTCAGAAAGTGTAGAAGTTTATACTAGACCTAGTTATGAATCAGATACATATGATAAAGTATTGGATAGAAAACATGAACTATGGAAATTTAATCATTCTGATAAATTAAAACTTTCTTCACAAGAGATGGATAAAAAATTTGGAAATATTTATACACTAGAAGATATTGATTTTAGAATAGGTCCGTCTATTGGATTATGGGGTTGGGAAATATCACATAATAAAGAAGAAGAAACTACATGGATTCGAGTTCATGAAGATGAAAATTTGTGGATTCCTTTTGAACACTATCAGTATGAAAGTTCGGACGAAGAAGAAGAAACAACAAATCCACAAGAAGATAAAGTTGAATGTTGGGGTTGTTTATACAATGAACCTAATCAAATGGCTCACGAATGTTGTGGATATTAAATTAGGAGACGTAAAATGGACAAATTACCATCTGATGTTTTAACACTAATATTTCAATTTGACCCAACTTATCATGAACAGTATAAACAGGTATTGTTAGAATTATATTCTAGAACTAAATGGAAGATTGTATGGGTAAATGTAGTTAGACCACCCGAATATACTCACGATGAAAGGTATCGAGATAGAATAATACATTATTGGAATAAAACTTATGCAAATTTCTATGTATTAACTCCAGACAATAATTTACAACATTGTACTGAGGGTGTAATTAAATTAGAAGACGTAAAATGAATAGTATTCCTCTATTTTTAGGTATTTTATTTTACACTATAGGATGTATAGCCTATACTTACGATGCTATAAAAAGTAAACCAATAAACAAAGTAGTTTTAACAGCTTGTATTTGTTTTGATATTGGTTCGCTTTTTTTTATGGTTGATTATTTCTTGACGTAAAATGTGTAAACCAAGATATTCAGAAGACCGTGTAACCGGTAATTGTTGTATATGTTTTAATCGTATTGAAACTAATATGATTAAAATAGCTCATGAAAAAATTACATCAGAAGCATCAGGTACAATGGAAACCAGTTGGAAAGTTTGGTTTGGTAAAAAGATAATGGGTACTAGATATATTGAAAATATAGCTGCTGATAAAGTTGAAGCAGCTAAAAGAGCAGCAGAAGAAATAATACCAGGTCTTGTTTGTAAAACTATTAAAACATTATTAACTATTTTTATTTTTATAACTTTTATTTGTAGTTGTATATACTTATTCGTATTTTACATAGCTGGGAATTTATATTCAGGAAATGATTTATTTGGTTATAGAATTGCATTATCCGTAATAGGATTTGTATTCTATTCATTATTACTTTATAAAGCTATAGGTAGTGGTATAGAAAGTATAACTGAAGGAGTTGAGAATGGTATTAAAAGTGCAGCTAGGTAATTAAAAGACGTAAAATGAATAAAATTCCAGAAGAGTTAGTAGAACATATTATATCATTTGCTTATGACAGAAGAGGATATAATAGTATCGACTACTATAAAAGAGTAAAAGACAATGAACCAAGAATGAAAAGAATAACGGTAGAACTATTCACATTAGAAATAATAATGAATGACTTCTTTAAACCTAGCTTTTATTTGAGAAAATCAAAAAGAAAAGATGCAACAAAGAAATTCTTAAAAAGTTTGAAAAAAGGATGTCCTAAAATAGTATACCATACTGGTAAATACAGAAGTGAATACGAAGAATACATTGCTACTTACAAATATAATTGTAAAAATGCAGCACCAAAAGAGTATGGAGAATATTTTAAAGCCAAAAAAGAATATTATGACAATTATCATCCTTAGTAAAGTATTCAGACGTAAGATGAATAGTATACCAGAGGATTTAGTAGAACATATTATATCATTTGCTTGTGACAGAAGAGGATACAACACTATTGAATACTATAAAAGGAAAAAAGAAAATTTCCCTAGAATGAAAAGAATATTAATAGAACTAAGTGATTTTTTTTTCTACGAGAGAATGCAAAATCGACCATTTTCAATTGATAGTTTAAGGCCAATTAAAGAACAGAAGAAAAGATTTAAAATTTTTAAAGAAAAATTAAAAGAAGGTAAAGCGAGTATTTTGTATCATACAGGGTTTTATCTGAATTACTATGAAGAAGAAATAACAGTAAATGGATACAATAGAATAGGATACAGGTTTGGTATAAGGTTGTGAAAAAAAGACGTAAAATGGAAAACTTACCAGAAGATTTAGTAGAACACATTATATCGTTTGCTTGTGATAGAAGAGGCTACAACAGTATCGAATATTATAAAAGAAAAAAAGAAAATGATAATAGAATGGAAAGAATAAGAACAGAATTATTACACTGGTGTGGTGTTACAAGTGACATAGAACAAGACCACGAACGCAATAGTGTATGTTGGTTAAAACCTACTAAAAGTCAAAGCTCCCGATACTATCTTTTCAAAAGAAGTTTAAAAGATGGTGATCCACAAGTTTGTTACCACATCGGGTGTTATTTAAGCGAAGACCATGAAATAAATGCTATTACGGAACGAGGAGATTATTAAATACGTAAGATGGATAGAAATTTTGATAAATATGTAAACAGAAATGTCATCCTAACAACCTGGAATGGTATGACACAAAATGTTAAGGTTGTCAAAAATGATAAAGAAAAAAAATGGTTAGAAGTAATAGGTATCCCTAAAATATCAGGGATACATTTTTTAACTTACAAGAACATAGGAGAATGTTGCGCAGTTACAAAAATTGAATTTGACAATTAAACGTAAAAATGGAACTCCCAGATGAATTGTGGAAAATAATAAAAGACTTTCAAATAGAATACAAAAAACACCACATTAACAAATTAAAGAATGTCCACTATGAGTTATTAAAAAACAGACCAATGTATTTAAGAAAATTTATTGCTTATGAAAGAATAACTTTTGAACAAGCATTGGAGTTTTCATGGGTAAATTTTGTAAGGGACAATAAAACCATTGACGCAGTAGATGGTTCACATTATCCTAAACATAAATTACATTTGTACGCAATTGAAATATTTCCATGGTCTAGTAATGAAAGACTTTTTTTATCTAATATTGTGTTGTACTATGGATGGTGTAGAGACAAAGATAGAGAAGGAGAGTATGCTCCGTTAGAATCTGGAGGAGATTTACAACATTTTCCACATATGGGATATTATTAAAAAGACGTAAAATGGAATTTCCAGATGAATTATGGGAATTAATTAAAGACTATCAAATAGACTACACAATAAAACATAAAAGAAAGATGCGTCCTTCATTAAAATATATAAATGGATTATATTGTGAGTGTGAAACATATTATACAGATAGTTTCAGAGGAATTTATAACTTGAATGATAGGTTTAATAGTATGTGGTATTTTCACAATTTATGTATAACATCAGTAGGGTGGAATTTGGAAGGAAGAAAACAATGGTGGTATGGTTTTGGTTGGAAAAAAATAAAAAGACGTAAAATGGAATTTCCAGATGAATTATGGAGATTAGTCAAAGACTTTCAAATAGATTACAAAAAAAATCATACTAAAAAATTAAGGATTGTCCATGACGAAATGATGGAAACTAGACCGGTTTGTTATTATGCAGTTGAAGTTGGAAAATCACCTAGTGATGAATGGTGGTGGGATAAAAAAATGTATTTCAACATTCCAACTGAAGTTACTTTGACACATCAAAGTTGTGATAGAATGTATAGGAGAAAATTTCAAGAAACAATTTATCTACATAGTATAGAAGTAGGTGGAGAAAGAAAAAGTAAAAGATGGGGTATAGAAAAGTACAGACATTGTGTATTTTACTATGGATGGTACAATTTAAAAAGAGAAGACAAAAAAACTTTTGAAAATTTGTTATCAAATTGTGAATGTCAAGGAAGATTTTGTTGTCCAATTTATTATTAAAGAGACGTAAAATAATATTGTAACTAACTATTTAAATATGTGTGGGATATACGCAATATATAGTAAAAATGCTAATAATAATAATATCATTGAATTGAAAGATGGTATGAAAAAATTACAACATAGAGGAAAAGATAGTTATGGTATTGCAATGCAAATACAAAATAATATTTTAAGTATTAAAAGAAAAGGTGAAATAAAAAATAGTACTTTAAATAATTTAAAAGATACAAAATGTAGTTCTTGTGTAGGGCATCTTAGGTATTCGACTTCAGGACATTCATCTAATTTAGGTAAATTAATGCAGAACGAAATACAACCATTAAGAGGTTCTAAAAATAATATGCATTACGCATTAACTCATAATGGAAACATACCAAATGTAAAAGGTCATGATACAACTTACATAAATAATAAACTAATGAATAACAGTAATAATATAGAAAGTAATTTAATAGATATAATGGATGAAATACCTGCTGCATATTCAATAGTTATTTTAATAAATAATGATTTATATGTAATGAGAGACCGTTATGGAATAAGACCATTATGTATTGGACAAAAAGATAATAATTTTCATATAAGCAGTGAAAGTGTAGCATTTTCAAAAGAAATAAATTATATAAGAGATGTAAAACCTGGGGAAATATTAAAAATAAATGAGAATGGAATTCAAATTATATACAATCATCCCCAATCTACAACAGGTTTATGTTTGTTTGAAATATTGTATTTTTTAAATGAAAATAGTTTTACAGATGGTATGTATATAAAAAATTTAAGAAAACAATTTGGAAAAACAATAGCTTTGGAGGACAAAAAAGAAAATTTTGATGAAACATACACAGTAGTTGGAATACCGCTAACAGGTATATGTCTTGGAAAATCTTATGCTAAGGAATTAAATTTGAAATATTCACAATTAATAACAAAAAATAAGAAAGTTTCTAGGTCATTCATTGCAATAAATAATGAAGAACGAAAAAAAATATGTGATATAAAATTTATATATAATATAACAGAAATAAAAGGAAAAAAATTGATTATAGTAGATGATACAATAGTAAGAGGAAATGTAATAAAATCTATTATAAACAAATTATATAATTATGGAGCTAAGGAAGTACATGTAAGAATACCAGCACCTCCTGTTATTGATATATGTGAATTAGGAATATCTATACAATCAAAAAAAGAATTAATAATGCATAATAGAACAATAAATGATGTATGTAAAGAAATAAAAGCTACATCTTTAAAATATTTATCTATTGAAAAATTAAAAAATATACCAAAAGAATCATATGATCAATGTTTTTCAGGTTTTATATCAAAAGATTTAAAAAATTTTAAAGAGACGTAAAATGGAACTTCCAGATGAATTATGGAAGATAGTCAAAGACTATCAAATAGACAAAAAAAAACATCACTATAAAAAATTGAAACTTTGTCATGAACAATTATTGTTAGATAGACCTTTTAGTCTAAAAAAAAGAACATTAGGATTAATTCGAGCAGTAGGTCATAGTCCTACTTGGAATACATTATCCACTAGGGATATAATTATTTTTGAAGCTGGTAGTGAATCTCCATCTAGGTTAAAATTACATGCTATAGAAATAACCCCTAAACAAATTGGATTACCAAATAGTTCATATTGGTATGATAGAGATATAATTTTATATTATGGGTGGTGTTATGAAAAAGACTTTATTATAGGAAACAGAATATCGCATATTGGTTTTATGTTTGATAATCTCTCTAAACAAGGGAGGCGTTACAATGCATTAATTGATGACATTAAGCCTGATTATTATTAAACTAGGACGTAAAATGGAACTTCCAGATGAATTGTGGGAACATATTAAAGACTTCGCTTTTGATTGGAAAAGAAGTCATAAACAAAAATTACAACAAAGCTTTGTAAAAATAAAAAATTGTTACTATTCTTATTTACTTTATTCTAGTGAACATCCTCCATGGTCAGAACATATGATTAATATAAATGACACAATATTAAAAGGAGAACCATTAGTAGAAATAGAAAAAAAACCTAATGATAGTGGATGGTTGTATCATTTTGGTTGGTCAAAGAAAACAGGACGTGAACTGGACTGATAGTAAAACGTAATATGTACTTTCCTGATGATTTGTGGAAGATAATTAAAGATTATCAAATAGATTACAAAAAAAATCATAATAGAAGACTAAAACTTTGTCATGGACAAATATTTTCAGATCATAGACCAGTATATTATAAAAAAGTGACAGGGGGGTTTTCACCAGGGATAGGGGATAATCCAACATGGTGTAGTTTTAGTAAGAAAAATCATAAAATTTCTGTGTTGACAAGAAATAACAAAGAAACAATGGTATTAAAATTGCATGCAATAGAAATAACACCAAATGATGAATATTACGATGTTAGGTATATACATTTATATTATGGTTGGGTGATTTTAAAAAAGTTGGATGATGGTGTATTTAACAAAATATGTTCTTCTTTTGAATTTTTTCCGGATTATTATTAAATAAGACGTAAGATGGAACTTCCAGATGAATTATGGAGATATGGATACGGTTGGTTTAAACATTATTTAGAAAAATAAGTACGTATAAAACATGTACTTTCCGGATGAATTATGGAGAATAATAAAAAGTTTTCAAATAGACTACAAAAAACATCATATCATTCAAATGAGTAATTGTTTAGAAAAAATAAATGGGTTATACGGTGAAATATATGAAAGATGGACACATTTCCCAGTTTGGCCTAACACGAACGATATAATTAGAGCTGAATATTTACATTGGCGTGGTGAATGGACACCAAGACCTAACTTACCTTTAGTATCAATCACTTATAATGTGGCAGGTACTGGCGGATGGTGGGGTGGTTATGGTTGGGAAAGAAAAAAAGACGTAAGATGGAACTACCAGATGAATTATGGAATATAGTCAAAGATTTTCAATTAGACTATAAAAGAAAACATAAAAAGAATATGGATTCTTGTTTAGAACACATAGATGGATTGTATAAAGAAGTTTATTTATACAGTTCAGTTTTCCCTTCTCTAGGATACGGTCAAGAAGTAGTAGCTGGAAATAATGATGGATTGTGGGTTCCTCTTCAGAATTTACCTGTGACAATAGTAGGGTGGAATTTAAAAGGAAAACAAAAATGGTGGTATGGTTTTGGTTGGATGCGAAAAAAAGAACTAAAAGGATTTAAACAATATAGAATATCATAATAAATATGAATGATCCACTTATAGGTACACGAGAAAATAATTATAAATTTTTTTACTGTGTAGGTATATCAGGTATATCTAGTTTATTAATACTATTAATAATTACAGGTTATACTGCTTACATATCTACCGATATAGGAAGACTGATGAGAGATATGTCAGAAGTAATTGAAGATGTTAGAATAATTCTTCCTACCGTAGAAGAATCTTTTAGGATGTTACATAGAATGTGCGTACATGAAAATTTTACTAAGAGTTATGGTAATGTTTGTTATGAAGAAATACAGTAAAATATATTTTTCACTGTAGTTACGTGTTTAGGGAAGAAATGGCAAAATCAAATTGGGGATTGTGAACCGGGATCGGGGATTCAGGATTTTCAAAAAAAATATGCCTAAGATTGGACAAAGTAATAAAGTTAAATCTTTTTTATTTTTTGTCTATGTTTCATATTTTCTATGTCACAATCTCCAGAAGTTGGGTATTTTTTCTTTCCGTACTTTTTTTGTAATAACAACCATTCGAATATTCCTCCGCTATAAATATACACAGTTTCTAAATGACTGAGTTTTTTCTCAGCGAATTTATGACTAGCGTTACAACTATAATTAGCACAATAAACTATTGCGATATCTTCTTCTTCCATGTTTTTAATAACTTTCCTCATAGCAGGATAAGGTATCGTTCCAGGAATGACACAAGAATGATATTGTTTTTTAAGACCATTGAATAATAAAACTCTACCTGTTCCTAATAGTTTTTTAAAATCAGTTACACCTATTTCTTTAATTTGCATTGTAATTATTATTATTAAAATAATAATGTTTTATAAACGTAATAAAAAGATGTCTAGCTTTCTTAGAAGACTTAGAAAAAATCCGAATAAGAAACTTAATGTCTTATTAGAAGAAGATTATAAAGCCATAGAATTTTTTAAAAATAAAGGTTTTGATATTAATTATGTTACTCTATCTTTTTTTAGAGTTTGTAAAGCAAAAAACCAATTAATAAAACTGAACGTAAACACAATGAATTATTTAAATCATTGTTTTAAATTTTCAGAAGAAGAGACAGATAGTAAGAAAAATTTTTATTTAGTAAAATCTTTATGTAAATTTCTAAGTAGAAACTATTATGGTATTTTCGATCCTAGTGATGAAAATTTAAGTAAAATACAATCTTTATGGCCAATTTGGGATAAAGAATGTTCTTCTATTTATAAATTTTGTACAGACAAAAAAACTGTCAAATCACATTTACAAGTTATAGAAAATGTAATAGATGAAAAAAATATAGTAGAAATAAATTTAGAATGTGTGAAAATGGAACTTGATATACTCAAAACAAAAACAAATATTAAAAAAAGTTCTTTTGTTAATCTTTTAAATCAAAATAAAAGCCTTATCGATGAAAATCAAAGATTAAGAAATAAATATGAAAAAAAAGATAAGGAAAGATGTCCTATATGTTTAGAAGACATAGACAATTTTATAATTACTGTTTGTAATCATAAATTTTGTAA